TTACATCGGTCGCATTCGCGACCGATCAATAATCAGAACGGAGAATGAAGATGAACACACTCAGCACCTACAACTCCGCGCTCAGCGCCTACAACTCCGCGCTCAGCGCCTACAACAACACCATCATTGCCGCGCGCGACACCCTCAGTGCCGCGCGCGGCACTCTCAGTGCCGCTAGCGACACCCTCGGCGACACCCTCGGCGCCTACAACAACGCCATCAGCGCCTACAACGCCGCCCTCAGCGACGACTGCGCCTACAACTCCGCGCTCAGCGCCTACAACAACGCCAGCGACGCGCTCAACAACGCCGGCGACGCCCTCAACGACGCCCTCAACGACGCCAACACCGCCCTCAACGCCGCCCTCAGCGACACCGACGACGCCCTCAGCGACGCCAGCGACGCGCTCAACGACGCCCTCAACGACGCCAACAACACCGACGCCGCCCTCAGCGACGCCAGCGACGCCTACAACTACGCCAGCGCCGCCTACGACGCCGCCTGCGCCGCCTACGCCGCCCGTGTAGCATAATCATAAAAAAGATGTTCGCTAACTCGGTCGCATTCGCGACAGATCAATCAGAACGGAGAATGAAATGAGCAACTATCGCGTAGAGATGAAAAGCAACGTAAACGTGAACGGTAAGCGGACGTCGTTCAATCTGTTCGAGCAGAACGGCAAGGATTTCGTGTTCGCGGGCGCATACACCGCCGTCGGCTACAACGCAAGCGACGAAAAGTGCATCGCAGCTTTCCACGCTTTCCGCGCAGGAGAATGAAAATTTACAGTTACATAGCGCGCGAAGTCAACCTGCGTGAGTTCCAGATTCTGTGAGCGCTGAAAAGAAAAGTGTGACACCCCCAACCCACCGGAGCAAAAGACATGCTGCATACCAAAGAACACATCGAACTGATGGAGCAGTTTGAACGAGATTGCAAGCAGCACATTGGCCGCTTAGACAAAGAAGCCAAAGACCTGTGGGCGCGCTGCATCATTTATCAAGACGGCAAAACAAACGAATTGTTTTTGCTCTACCGAAAAGGATACGCATTCGGAAAGTGTGTTGAGCGGCAAGAAGCATGACAACCCCAACTACGGAGAGCAACATGACAAACCCGAAACCGCTCACGCGCAGCATCGTCCGCGAGATGACCGCGCGCAATGATATGTGCCTTATTCAAGCGTTAGGGCGCAAAACAGGAGGCGCACCATTGTTATCAGCAGTTGAACAAACTAGGATACAGGTATCGAAAAGCACCGATGCGAAGAAAAAGTCGCAACTCGGCCAGTTTCTGACGCCTGCAAGAACGTCTGAATTCATGGCGGGGCTTTTTCCACCATCCAGCGGCGGCAACTGCAGTTTGCTTGATGCTGGTGCGGGTATCGGTTCCCTTTCAAGCGCGTTCCTAGAAAGGTGCATATCTGGCAGTCTTAACTTCGATGAAATTCGACTGACGGCTTTCGAGATTGACGACTCAATTCATGCGGCGCTGGACAGCACACTTTCCAGACACACAAACAAGGCACGCCTTTCATATGAAATTATTTCTGGGGATTTCATCGAAGCCGCAGTAAACGCGTTTCAGTTCGGTCTGGGCGGCTTCACACATGCAATCCTCAATCCACCCTACAAGAAAATTAACAGTAACTCTAATTGCCGGTTGCTGCTCCGTCAGGTTGGAATTGAGACAGTAAACCTTTATTCGGCTTTTGTTGCGCTAGCTCTCTTGCGCATGGCACCGGGCGGGCAGATCGTGGCTATCATCCCGCGCAGCTTCTGCAATGGGCCGTATTACCGCCCGTTCCGTGACTTCATCCTTGAGCGTGCAGCCATCAGGCATATGCACTTGTTCGAGTCTCGTAGCAAGGCATTCAAGGATGATGACGTGCTGCAAGAGAACATTATCATTCGGCTTGAGCGTGGTGGCCAGCAAGGGCCGGTAACGGTATCCACATCGACGGACGACAGCTTTACCGATTTTGCAACCAATGAACACCTGTTCGACCGAATCGTGTTCCCGGATGACTTCGAGCGGTTTATTCATGTGCCTACATCGGCCGAAAAATCAATCGAATTATCCCCGGTCATCCGTCATGCACTGACCGATCTAGGTATCAAGGTTTCGACCGGGCCGGTCGTCGATTTTCGGCTAAAAGAGTATCTACGCGACATGCCCGAACTCGGCACTGCTCCATTGCTTTACCCCGGCCATTTTAGCCGCAACGCCACAACATGGCCGAAAGCCGGCATGAAAAAACCAAACGCGATCCAGCGTAACGGTGACACTGAGAAATGGTTATACCCGAACGGCTTTTATTGCGTGGTGCGCCGCTTCTCATCGAAGGAAGAAAAGCGACGAGTTGTGGCGGGTGTGGTTGATCCTAGTGCATTCGATGATGCGCCCATGCTTGGTTTCGAGAACCATCTAAATCTGTTTCATGAAAACAAGCGCGGCTTACCGCAAGCGTTGGCCCGTGGGCTGGCCGTGTTTCTCAATTCGACCATCGCTGATAATGAATTTAGGCGCTTTAGCGGCCATACCCAGGTCAATGCAACCGACCTCAAACAGATGAAGTACCCGAGCCGCGAAGCCCTGATGGAACTTGGAGAATGGGCCATGCAGTGCGGGGAACTTACCCTAACAATGAATGATTGATGACAAGTTAGGAACACTCACAGCATGAACAATAAGAACGATTACATCGAGGCATTGCGCACGCGGTGTGACGAAAAGTGCATCGCAGCTTTCCACGCAACCAGCGACACCCTGTAGCATAATCTTTACATCGGTCGCATTCGCGACCGATCAATAATCAGAACGGAGAATGAAGATGAACACACTCAGCACCTACAACTCCGCGCTCAGCGCCTACAACGCCGCGCTCAGCGCCTACCACTCCGCGCTCAGCGCCTACGACGCGACCATCATTGCCGCGCGCGACACCCTCAGTGCCGCGCGCGGCGCCCTCAGCGACGCCGCCGACACCCTCGGCGACACCCTCGGCGCCTACAACAACGCCATCAGCGCCTACGACAACGCCCGCAGCGACGACTGCGCCTACAACAACGCCAGCGCCGCCTACAACAACGCCTACGCCGCCCTCAGCGCCGCCGGCGACACCCTCGACGCCGCCCTCAACGACGCCAACGCCGCCCTCAACGACGCCAACGCCGCCCTCAACGACGCCAACGCCGCCCTCAACGCCGCGCTCAGCGACGCCAGCGACGCGCTCAACGACGCCAGCGACGCCCTCAACGACGCCCTCAACGACGCCTTCGCCAAGAATTAAAATTGATCCATAAATGGAGAACGTGAAATGGAAAATAATGAAGTTATTGTTCTAGCTATTGCCGGTCTAGTTACAGGTTGGCTGATCGGGCAATACGAGAATTGGAGAGAAACAAAAAACTCACAGATTAAAGACAGGAGTAAGAAATGAATACATTTGAGAAAGTGAAGTCGATTGAAATTTTTATCGAAAAAATGTTGGCCCCAATGATGCAAACTCTGAAAACAGACTTGGAAGATGTACGTTTGGCAATGCCAACCTTCGAAGGTTCTATGGACGAAGTAATTGCAGTCTGGAATTTACACGTCTCTGTGAACAACTTGCTGAAAGATCTCATTCCTGTTGAAATGGAAGTTCGTAAAACTCTATTCGCAATGGCATTTCCTGAGCCGGTAGAAAATACCAATACATTGGAGCTGAGCCATGGTTGGAAACTCAAGGCCATGCACAAGTTTGATCGAAAGATTGACGAAGCAGCAATGCCAGATATTCTTGCTGAGTTACAGAATCTTGGTGTCAATACTGATATATTGATTAAGTACATTCCTCAATTGGAAATGACTAACTACCGTTCTATGACGGAAGAAAATAGAACAATTTTTAATCAATGTATTACGACCAAACCAGGATCGCCTTCTTTGGAGCTCATTGCCCCCAAAGTCAAAAAATGATGCTTATCATTTGATTAGCTTGTGACTGTAGGTATGATTCGTGTAAACTTGGCCCATAACATAAAGGAGTCTGTTTATGGCACTGAAATTTAGTTCGACTAAAGATGTTGCATCGAGTGGAGTTAAATGTTGTGTGTACGGAAAATCAGGTGTTGGAAAGACCAGATTACTAGCTACTGCGCCTCGACCCATTATTCTCTCTGCCGAGCAGGGGCTCTTATCCCTGCGCAATTTTGACATCCCGGTTATCAAAATTGAAGATGTTGACGATCTTGCTAATGCTTTAGATTGGCTGGAGGGTCCAAATGCAATCGGACCAGACGGTCATCGGTTTGAAACAATCGGATTGGATTCAATTAGCGAGATGGCAGAAGTAGTTTTAGCTCATGCCAAAACCATTGTCAAAGATCCACGTCAGGCTTATGGTGAGCTGATTGAAAAAATGTGGATGATCATTAAAGGCTACCGCGATTTGATTGGTTATAATGTTGTCATGATTGCTAAAGAGCAACCTACAAAAGACGAATCAACTGGTATAATTCTACGTGGTCCGATGATGCCCGGTAAAGTGGTTCCAATTGGAATGCCTTATCTGTTTGACGAAGTGTTTACCATGCGTATCGGGCAAACAGCCGACGGAGTCAAGTACCGTTTTCTGCAGACACAACCAGATCTGCAATATGATGCCAAAGATCGGTCAGGTTCTTTGGATGAAGTTGAAAGGCCAGACCTGACATACATTTTCAATAAAATTCATGGAGTAATACAATGAGTAAATTAAATTTCGACGCATCTAAAGTTGCCCCAGAAAGTCGGCCAGATCCGATCCCAGCAGCGTGGTATGATGTTCAGATTGTAGAATCCGAACAGAAGCCCACTGCATCTGGTAACGGTGTTCGGTTAGCTGTAGTTCTTAAAGTATTATCTGGCGAATTTGTTGGTCGGCAGATTTTCGATAACCTCAATATCGTGAACAGCAACCCGATTGCTCAAGAAATTGCATTGGGTCGTCTGTCTGCTTACTGTCATGCAGTTGGTGTTCTCAATATCACCGACAGCTCTCAACTTCATGGTAAACCAATGAAGGTTAAAGTAGCTATTCGGCCTGCGAAAGATGGCTACGATGCTCAAAATGAAATCAAATCCGTCAAGAACGTTAACGAATCGGTCGGTATTGCTGGTGCCAGTGTAACTCCCACTCAAGAAACTCCGGCTTGGGCAAAACAAGCCCCTGCCCCTGCCCC